ATGCTCCTGGCCGAAGCCGCCGGACGTTATGATGTGCGTATGGAGCGTTGATGGAACCGACAAAAAAAAAGATCAAGGTTTCCGAACCCTCACTGGATACAGTTTTTAAACTGCCCTTTGCCGAACAGGAAGCTTTCTTTAAAAACAAGTTGAATATCCCGACTGCGCGATGGGACGATCTGTGGAAGGCCCAGCACTCAAAAGGGTTTATGGTTGCAGGCGCGTACAAGGCCGAACTTCTAGCCGACTTCCGCGATGCCGTGGAAAAGGCCATCAACGAGGGAACGACGCTGGAAGATTTCCGGAAGGATTTCGATTCCACCGTGGAGAAAAACGGCTGGAACTATAACGGGAACCGGAACTGGCGCAGCGCGCTGATCTACTCCACCAACATCAGCACATCCTATGCCGCCGGTCGTTGGGCCCAGCTCACAGACCCGGAACAATTACAGGTTCTGCCGTATCTGACCTACAAGCACGGGGATAGCAGAGTTCCGCGCCCGGCGCATTTGGCCTGGGACGGAATAACTCTCCCGGCGGATGATCCCTGGTGGCAGACCCACTACGCGCCCAACGGCTGGGGCTGCACCTGCCGGGTTTATGGATCAACGCGCAGCGAATACGTTAAAGCGCAGAAAAAGGGACTAGGCGAAGCGCCGCCATCGCCAATCGACGAAAAAACAGGCGAGCCCGCCGGAATAGATAAAGGCTGGGGCTACAATGTCGGCGAAGCGGCGGCAACACAGACGCACAAAATATTAGAAGGCGTGATCGCCCGGCTGCCTGAAGATATCGCCGCTAAATTGCGGAAGGAAATGAAGGGATTAAATGCCTGAAATCAGCATGAAAGTATATGGCGCCGAAGCCGTCACAAAAAGAGTCGGAGAAGTAGCGTCCCGGATGTCGAATCGGCGGCCTATCTTAAAGGCAATCGGCGACCGGATAGCCGAACAGACCAAACGCCGTTTTGAATCGGGCGGTCCTGCACCGTCCGGCGTGCCCTGGACGCCGCTGAAACCGGCGACACTGAAACGAAAAAAGCGCGCCAAAATATTGACTGAATCCGGCCAACTAAAGAGCAGCATCCGGTATCAAATGATCGGCAATAACACCGTGGAAATCGGCACAAATAAAATATATGCCGCCGTTCATCAGCTAGGCTTTAAGAAAATGAAGATTCCCGCCCGCCCGTATCTGGGCTTGAGCGAGAAAAACAGTGACGAAATTGTCGGCATCATCAACGAATACGTAATGGGCTCGCGGTAGGACGCGGGGCTGTAGAACAAGGGGTTGCAACCCCTTGTTCAAAGGAGGATTTAAAAATGAATTTTAAAGGCTTTGACGATTATATTCCGATCTTCAGGGGCGGAAAACAAACCGACAGTAACGGCGTTGTCCATGACGGCGATGCCCTGATTGACAAGGCTATCGCTAAATTCAATGCCGCCGTTCATGAGCCGCCCGCGTGTATCGGACATCCGAAAGACGATGCGCCCGCTTACGGCTGGGTGAAGGGACTAAAAAAAGTCGCCGATAAAACAGGCAATTTGCTGCTGGCCAGGTTCGGCCAGGTCGAACCTGCTTTCAGCGCAATGGTGCAAGAAGGCAGAATCAAAAAACGCTCTGCCGCGTTTTATCCGGACGGCACGCTGCGTCATGTGGCGTTCCTGGGCGCGATGCCGCCCGCAGTCAAGGGCCTGCCGGATGTGGCTTTCGCCGAAGGCGATGCGGCCAGCTTTGAGTATTCCGAATCGTTTGCCTGGGATTCCATCGCTGATGTTTTCCGGCGTCTCCGGGAATGGATTATCGAAACGAAAGATCAGGACACGGCAGACCGGATCATTCCGGACTGGAAAATAGATGATTTAAGATCGGCGGCCAACCCGCCTGCCGATGAACCGCAACTAACAAAGTACAACGCAAAGGAGGATAAGAAAAATATGTTATTCAAAGAAAAAATGAAAGCGTTTTTAGGTTCCATCGGTTTCGATGTCAGCAAGATTCCCGATGAGGCGATTCCGGGAGAGGCTCCGGCATCAACGGGAAGGCAGTTTTCGGAAGCCGATCTGGAAAAAATCAGAACAGATGCCGACGAAAACGGCAAACAAAAAGCGCAGGCGGAATTCCCCGAACAGCAAAAACCGACGCGGCTGGCCACCATCAAGACAGAGATCACCGCGTTCTGCGAATCGCTGATTAAAGCGGGCAAGATCACCCCGGCTACCGTAGCCTTCGGCCTGCCGGAAATCCTTTTTTCCATCGCCGGGGTCGATAATCAAATCGAATTTGGCGAGAAAAAAGAAAAGTCCACCGCTTTCGACCGCATGAAAGCGCTTTTGGAGTCGGCCACGCCATTGGTAACTTTCAGCGAAGTAGCCACACGGGATAAAGACGCGGGCGGCGCGAAGACGCGGGAGACAGTCATCGCCAAGTTTATGGAAGATAATAAAGTTGGCTACAAAGAGGCTGTGCTGGCCGTCTCCAAAGAAAACCCTGAATTATTCAAAGAGGAAGAATAGAAGCGGGTTCGTAATCTTAAAAAAATCTAATTCGAAAGGAGAATTAAAATAATGTTTGGACAAACAACAGGTTTAGAAAAAAGCGCAAAATGCGCGGCGATTATTGCAACGGCGTGGCTGATTGCAAAGCTGGGTGACGATGACGACACCTGCGCCCAGGCATCGGCGGCGACGGATGCGCTAATCGGGATATTGCAGCACGTAACGACCGCAATAGGCGATGATGTCCGCGTCATGCTGTCGGGTATTTCCCCGGTTGTGTACGGCGGCGCAATTACCAGGGGCGATCCCCTGACCTCGGACGGCAACGGCAAGGCGGTTAAGGCCGTCGCAGGTCAATCAATCGTCGGTTATGCAATGATATCCGGCGTAGCAAGCGACATCGGCTATTGCCTGATCAGCCCGCAGATTCTCGCGGCCAATCAGGGTGCGAACGGCACTACGTTCAAGGGCCTGGCTATTGCGACATTCGATCCTTCTGCCACTGTCGGTGAGCGTACCATCGCCAAACACGGGCTGGGCGTTTATCTGCCGGATAACGCGATTGTCGTCAGATCCTTCTACGAGGTTTTAACCACATGCACATCGGCCACTGACGCCGCAACAATCGCCCTGGGCGTGGATACGGATAGTGAAGCCGGAATCAAAGCGGCGGTAGCGATCAGCAACGGAGCCAACGCCTATGATGCGGGTCTGCATGAAGGCATCCAGGACGGCGCTGTAGCCAACGCCCTGACCAAGCTCACGGCACTGCGGGAGCTTTGCGCGACCGTTGCAGTAGAGGCGTTAACGGCGGGCAAACTCAGAATCTACGCGGAATACGTAGTCAGCATTTAATTTTTTAAAAAAAAGGAAAAGGAAAAGGAGGCAATACCTATGCCAGAAGCAAAAGCAATGCACAAAGATGCGGTGCTCTCCAATTTATCGGTCAAGTACCGCAATGATGCCATGATATGGCCGTTCGTGATGCCAATCGTTAAAGTCAACAAAAGATCGGATATTTATTATGTCTACAACAAAGATGACAGTTTCAAACTGGTCGATGACCGGCTCTCTCCCAAAGGGATGGCCAACGAAATCGACTGGGGCGTGGCCGATCAGAATTATTCTGTCAAGGATCATGCCCTGGGTGATTGGTTGCCGCAGGAAGCCATCGACAATGCCGACAATCCACTCCAGCCCGAAATAGATACAAACGATTTTCTGAATATGAGTCTGGATGTGGCTCAGGAGAAAAGGGTCGTCGACAAAGTGTTTGCTGCTGCCTCTTACCCTGTTGGCAACAAAACCCAACTCGCGGGTAATTATAAATGGGGAGGCACTACCGATGATCCTATCGGTGATGTACAGACGGCAATTGAAGCCTGCTTCCAGCGCGCCAATGTTTTGGTATTCGGCGTGGATGCATGGTTAAAATTCCGCAAACTTCCCGAAATCCTCGACGCCGTTAAGGCCGTGGCAGGCGCGACGCTTAAGGGCGGTATGGCCTCTGCGCCGGATGTTGCGCAGTTGTTCGAGGTGGAGAGAATATTAATCGGCAGAGCGCGATACAACGCTGCAAGACCAGGGCAAGCCGCAACTTACACGCGGCTCTGGGGCAAGCATTGCGCAGCTCTCTATGTTGCACCGAGTCCGGGAATCAAAACCATTACGTTCGGAGCGACCTTTGCCGAAACCCTGCGTTTTACCGCAAGAGATTTTGATGCCAAACGCGGATTGAAAGGCGCGCATTACATCAGACCCGGATGGAATTCCGACGAAAAAATTATCGCCAGCGATTGCGGCTATTTCATCGAAGACGCAGTGGCGTAACGTAACAACGGTCATTCCCGACCTGATCGGGAATCCAGGAATTTGACCTCAGCTAGAAGCCCTCTCTCCGGAGAGGCGAGAGGGCTTTTGTGGTGAGACCAAAAATTAGAAGATTGGACGATTAGAAGTTTAGAGGATTGAAAAAATGTATTTTAAAATTAATGCGCCGCAGCAAGATAAATACACCGGCATGGGCATGATAAATGTCTCTGCTGACCTATACCTCGAAAAGGGTGATGAGGGCTATGAAAAATATATTGCCGAGCATCTTGTCATGGTACCTGTAATACCTGAGGGCGGCTATACCGGCAAGGTTGATGAACAAGGCGCACCTGCTGACCAAAATGATTATGATAATTGGTTTAAATCATTACCAACCGTTCAGCAACTAAACCCCTTCTGCAATCATTCAATTCAGTTTGAACATGACGTCACCGAAGAAGAAATCCTCTGGTGTTTTGAATGGGCGTTAGGAATTACTCATTGGAACTATCTCATGGACGATTTGCATTGTCAGAAAAAAGATGAAAATGGAAATCCGTATAGTCAGGTTGTCAATCAACCATTTCATTATTCTGCACGGAAAGAATATTTTAAAATTATTTCACAACTTCCTTTGGGAAATCGTTCTGATTACATGAATGCTGAATTAGCTAAAGTAACAAAGGCCGAAAAAAGATTAGTAAAAGTTAAAAAAGTGGATTTTACCAAAGTCAAAACCACAGAGAAGTATAAGGTGAAGTAATGGCGTATGGAACAATTGACATAGGGGCAGGTGCTTCCAATTACGGCAGTTATCGAAATGGTGGATATACAACAGTATGTCAAACAAATCCCGCCAATGCCAATGGTGTATTAACGTCCTTTGAAGTTTGGTTATCAGACCCCGGCGGCGGTTCTGCAAAGATGGGTTCATTCTCTGGGAGTGATTCTAATTACACCATGAGAGATTATGAAACTCTTGGTAGTGTTACTGCTAATAGTAAACAGACATTTACAGGTAAAAATTGTGATGTTTCCTCTGGAGACTATATTGGGTATTATAATGCGGCGGGAACTTTGCGGGTTGAAAATACCGGCGGTTCTGGCAATTATTGGTACAATGGAGATGGATTTACTACTCCTTGTTCTTATAATCATGATTCCAACTATAAAAACGCTTTATACGCTACCGGCGTCACCATCCCCGACGCACCGACTGATGTTTCCGCTACCGACAACCTCACAGATAAAGTCACAATTACATGGACGGCAGGTACTGGAGAAACAGGCGGACATAGAGTCTATCGTGATGGAGTTGATATATCGGGCGTTGTCGCACATGGAACAGCTACCTATGATGATACAACAGCAGTTGCAGGGACGACATATTCCTACACAGTTAAAGCAATCAATGCTGCCGGATTTAGCGCCGCAAGCTCGGCGGATAATGGGACGCGCATCGTTGCCGTTATAACAATCACTGATACCGGCGCGGGCAGTGATGCCGTGACGCAGATTGCCGTTGGCCTGTCGCTCAGCGATACCGGCGCGGGTGCGGACAATCTCGGCAGCGGCGTTGCCGCCCGATTGCCTCTCTCCGACAGCGGCGCGGGCAGTGATGTCCTTGCTCAGGTTTTGGCCGCACTGAACGTTTCCGATACCGGTGCAGGTGCAGATGTCCTCTCCCAGCTTTTAGCCTCGCTGATCGTTACTGATACCGGTGAAGGTACGGACGCACTTGCCCAGGTGTTAGCTTCTTTGATCATTACTGATACCGCTGCCGGCAGCGACATTGTCGCCCAGCTTAAAGCTTTGATTTCCGTTGTCGATACCGGCAACGGCAGTGATGCCATCGCGCAGTTGAAGGCTTTGATCTCGCTTACCGACACCGGTGCGGGCAGTGACACAGTCGCGCAGTTAAAGGCTCTGCTTTCACTTACCGATACCGGCACAGGCAGCGATATAATTGCCTCGCTAAAAGCATTAATCTCTATTGCTGAGAACGGCACGGGCAGTGACGCTATCGCTCAGTTGAAGGTTTTGATTTCTCTTACCGATAGCGGCGCGGGCAGTGATGCCATCGCTCAGCTAAAGGCGTTGCTTTCTCTTACCGACAGCGGCACAGGCAGCGATGTAATCGTCTCGCTCAAAGCATTAATCTCTATTGCTGAGAACGGCACGGGCAGTGACGCCATCGCTCAGTTGAAGGCTTTGCTTTCGCTTGCCGATACGGGCGCAGGCAGTGACGCCATCGCTCAGTTGAAGGCTTTGCTTTCGCTTGCCGATACGGGCGCAGGCAGTGATGCCATCGCTTCGCTCAAGACTCTGCTTTCACTTACCGATACCGGCACAGGCAGCGATTTAATTGCCTCGCTCAAAGCATTAATCTCTCTTGCTGAAAATGGAACAGGCAGCGATGCCATCACGCAACTGAAGGCCTTAATCTCGCTTACTGATACTGGCTCCGGCGCGGATGTCATCGCTCAATTGAAGGCTATGATCTCGCTTACTGACACTGCCGCAGGCAGTGACGCTATCACGCAATTAAAAGCTTTGATTACCCTTGCCGACACGGGTGCAGGCAGTGATGCTATCGCCCAGTTGAAGGCTTTGCTTTCGCTTACCGACACCGGCGTTGGCAGTGACTCGGTCAAAATAATAAAAAATATTATTAAATTTATCACCGACGCCGGATACGGTGCTGATGCTGTATCGCAGATAGGAGCCGCGTTATCAATTGCCGACATCGGCGCGGGCAGTGATGCCCTTACCCAACTGAAGGCGTTGCTTTCTGTTATCGATACCGGCACAGGCAGTGATGTCATCGCGCAGTTGAATGCATGGCTCTCCGTTATCGACATCGGCGAAGGTGCAGACGGCTTTCCGGTAATTAATGTGTCTCTTGCCGTACCCGATTCCGGTTCAGGCACGGATATTATCAGCCTTGTTTCCGCACTAATTTCCCTCATTGATAGTGGTTCCGGCGAGGATAATGTCCCGGCAATTAACGTGTCTCTAACCGTACCCGATTCCGGCATGGGCATGGACGTCATCGGCATGATCGCTGTTCTTGTCTCGCTGGCTGATAGCGCCTCAGGCGTAGATGTCATTGTCAATTACAGGCAGGATTCCAAGCGCGTGGATATTACCTTCACGCCCAGGAAGCCAGGTATAAATATAACACCCCGAAAAGGGACAATAACTTTTACAAAAATTTAAGGAGGAAATTATGAAAAAGGCATTGATCAGTAACATTGGCAAAATCGGAGAAGCTCTCTCACGCTTATTCAGTAAGGTTCGAAAAATAACGGACAGAGTCTGGTACAAAACAGAATGGACAATCAGTAAATATGCGGATGAGGCGGCGTTCCTCGCGGGAAATCCGTTTGCAACAACCATAGTCAAAAATAATGTGCTTCTTAATGAAGGCATCGGCGAAATGATTGATCTGTTCTGTGGTATCGGCGGTACGGCATTTTCCGAAGCCAACGCATATATCGGCGTCGGCGACAGCGATACTGCCGCTGCGGCTACGCAGACCGCACTACAGGCAGTAACAAACAAAGCCTATAAAGCGATGGAAGCCGATTATCCTGTACGAGCCAATCAAACAGTCACCTTCCGTTCGGTCTTTGACGGCAGCTCCGGTAATTTCGCATGGAAAGAATTTTCTGTTGCCAACGGAAACAGTGATTTGTCCAAGAATTTAAACCGCAAAGTTTCCGATCAGGGAACAAAGATCAGCGGCCAGACTTGGACTGTAGACCTGGCAATTACGTTCTCTTAATGCGCAGCCTTTACCTCCCTCTCCCTTGAGGGGAGAGGGCTGGGGTGAGGGTGAACGGAGAAAAAATGGAAATCATTAACGAAGAAACAACCTTGGTTTTGAGATTATCATTCAAGGATGAAAACAGTGTCGGCGTTATTCCGACTGCGGCGCAGTACCGGATTGACGATGTCGAATCGGGCACACAGCTTCTGGACTGGACTAGCTTTGCGCCGTCAGCAATTACACACGATCTGACAATAACCGATGCGCAAAACGACATTCTGGATGCCGCGTTGGATTCGGAAAAGAAAAAGGTGACTGTTAAAATTACTTACGGGCCGCAAAATAAAAAGGCCACGGCGGACTATATCTATACCGTGAAGAATTTGTCGAAAATCACATAGGAGCGACGCGACAATGGCATACTGCATATTAGCAGACATCAAAAAGGCAATTCCGGAAGTCGTCATCATTCAATTAACCGATGACGATAACATCGGCGAAATTGTGTCAGCTAACGTCAACAAGGCAATAGCCGCCGCAGATGCAACGATTGATGCGTATTGTCAACGATACTATACAATACCGCTGAATCCTGTTCCTCCCAAAATAGTAGAAATCAGTGCGGATATCGCAATATATAATCTCTATTCCCGCAGTGATCTGCCATTGCCGGAAATACGCAAAGATCGCAACGATGCGGCAATTAAATTTTTAGAAAAAGTTGCAAAGGGCGATATCGATCTGGGCGCGGCAACGCCTGCGCCTACAGACACAAGCAATGGCGCAGAGTCCAACTGCGACAAAAGTGCGCGGATTTTTACGCGCGACAAAATGAAAGGGTTTTAAAATGCTGGAAACAATACAAAACGATATAATAGAGCAAGTAAAAGCCATCAAAGATATAAAGACTGCTGCCGCCTGGCAGGGGGACGTTGATTCCCTGCTGAAAATGCCGCAGAAGATGCCATCCTTGCATGTGGTTTATCAAGGTGCGAGATTTGAACCGTTCGATCAGGTCGGCGAACCAACAATATCATCGCTGGACTATCTGCTCATTTTAATTGTCCAGAACCAGAAGAGCAGGGAGGACGCATCTGCCGCCGCGTACACAATCATTGAATCCGTCCGGGACCAATTAACCGGGCATCAAATAGGCGCGTATGGTTTTCTTCGGCCCAAACTAGAAGATCTCCTCATGGCGGAGGGAGGTATCATTGCTTACGGCCTTACATACAGCATGGAAAATGTGCTGGTAGCAACGGAATAAAGGCGTGAAGAGCGAATGCGGAGCGACAGAACAAGGGGTTGCAACCCCTTGTTCAAGAAATAATAAAATCTGTTATTCCCCGGCTCGGAGACTGGCGAATGCCGGTTGACCGGGGAATCCAGGAAATTAAAAATAGGGGGTTAAAAAATCATGGCACAATACAAATTAAAAGATGGAGTTCAGGGCTTCACCGTTATCGACGGGGAAATGGCCGGAAAAAGTTTTAAGAGCGGAATTGCGTATGATGCAATTCCATCACAGGAAGCCGCGAAATTTTACGTGATCCCGGAAGCGGCAGTAGATGCACCTGCGGACATTGACGGGCAAAAGAAAAGGACAAGTAAATAATCCATTCTCTTGACTTCCCTCCCTTCGAGGGGAGGGATTGAGGGAGGGTGAAAAACAAACTGGATTCACGCCTTTGCGGGAATGATAAAGAAGGAGGTTAACTAATCATTATGGGTAGAGATTTTATGGCTTCAAACAATGTCATCGCGGTGTCCGCCAAGCTGCGGGAAACGGCGATAAATACCGAGCAGACGCTCGATACCACCATGCTCTGGAATATGGCCAGTCTGATCGATATCGATCCGCGCCGGCAGAATAACGATAGCGAAGCCCACGGCAAAGAAGAAGTTGATACGATTTACGATCGCGGCAAATTATCGATGTGGCCGGCTGCGCATGATATGGCCCAGCCGCAGAATATCGCCTTCCTGATGGGTTATGGAATGGGAAATGTCGTTTCCACCACTTTGGGGGCGGGGAAGAAACACGTTATTACGCCGATAGCCGGGAGTCTGGACGACAATCGCGATAATCCTTCATTTACCGCGGCCCAGCGTTACGGCAACCTGGTCGCCAAAAGACGCTTCGCTTCATTGTTCGTTGATTCCGTGACGACCAACTTTTCACGTGATGCTTTTGTCAAGATTTCCGGCAGTGTCAAAGGGACCGGAAAATATACCGACAACGTCATCAGTGAAACTCTTTCCGCTGCCGGAAATGCCGTATCCTTAACGCTGGCCGCAAATGGCGTGCAAGGCGCGGATGCGGCAACCCGTCTGGATAATGTGCATCGCATTCGGGTCCAACTGACGCCCGGCGTTTATACCGAAGTTGCCTATTCCGCGGTCTCCGGCGCCGCTCCCGCAGTGATCACGATTACATCGCCCGGCGGAACAGTCTCCCCGGTGTCCTATGAGATTCTTTACATCGCAACGGAGACAACCTGGATGACGCTCCCGGCCCGTGCCAACGAATCGCCGCTGGAAATGGCATCGACCATATTCAATGTGGGCGGCACATGGAACGGTACAACGTTTCAAGGTGGACGGTCGCTGACCTCCGAAATAAAATCGCTGGAACACACGTTGAACAACAACGGCGAGGTGCAGTTTGTGCCCGGTGCGGGAGGTCAATACGGCAACAGATACATGCGCGGCGGCAGAATGCAGACAATCAAACTCGACCGTGAATTTCGTGAATTCATCATGCAGCGCCACATAATCGAC